AGAAAAATCTTAAAATTCTAAACTCTGCATTTTCAATAAATCCGTTTACAATGGTATCAGTTAAAACTGTGCTTGTAACCTCTGTATAATCTCTAATTTTTTGTACTAATTCTGTATATGTCATGATATTGTTACCGCTACATCTCCTAAAGTTAAACTTGCTTCTCTTCTTCTATTTATATCAGATGGATTTTCTGGCACCATAGAATTATTACTTTGATCTTGAAAAGAAAAAGATCCAGGTAGAGTTAAATCAGCAATAATTCCTCCTCCACCACCAGTCTCTAAATTAAAACGTTGTGGTCTTGCTTGCTCTAATCCTTGAGGATCTGCAACAAAAGGTTTTGGCTCTAGCTGTGGTTGTTTACGTTCATATTCTGTAATATGCACAAAAGCCCCATTCCATTCTGTAACCATTTCTCTCCACGGAAATGCTTGACCACTTCTATCTGAAATTGCTAATGCGTATTTTCCTTTTGCAAATTTTGCCATTATATCTCTGGGTAATAAGTTTTAGGTGAAATGTAAACACTTGCAGGTGAACCATCCTCTGCTAATGCTCTTTGTATTTCATCCTCATAAATTAATTTCATCTCTTGAATTCTTTGTGGTGCTTTTTTCATAGCCATGTAGTACGCTAAACCTGCACACATACATGGCACAAATCTATTAACAACATCAGCTTCATTCGTATACTTACCTGCATCTTGAATTCTTTTAACATAATAAAAATATAAATACTCACCAGCTTGTGTGCTACCTGGTGTTAAATATAAAGTCACTGTAACTTTATCTATAAATCTTTGAACAAAATATTGTGATGGCTGACCAGTAGAAGTTTTATTTGAAAAAGCTTGATACTGAGATCTATTAATTTTTGAAAGTGGTGTGTCTACGTCACTTGAATTTCTGTAACTAGCTTCAAGAATATCTGAAACCATGTCTACAAAATTAGTCACAGCATCACCAGACGTATGAGATGCAGCGGTCGTACCGTCAGCTCCTCGATCAGAAGCTGAACATAAAATATTGTTACCTGAAATTGAAGTATATGTTATCACTTCAGAATTAATTCTTATCTTACCAGTGGCGTTCATATTTTTAGTTGATGCTACTGGAATTGTAGTAGCTGAATCTGTAATTCCTGATGATAAAGTGGTAGTTATACCGTTTGCATTTCCATCAGATGGAGATCTAAATATTGTATATTCATTTTGATTTTCTACCAAACTGATAGCAGTTCTTGCTACTTCCCAAAAATGCAAACCTCTATTGTCCCATTCTTGAAACATTATATTTAAAGAACGTCTTGCAGATCTTAAATCATTTCCTGAGTAATCAAAGAATCCTAATCTTTCAAAAGCTTCAGTAATAATATCATCTATCGAGAGAAATTTCTCGAATGTACTTGTGCCTGAAAAAGCCACTTTGCCTCCTAGTTATAAAATACAGAGCAAACTGTTACGTGTTCAGTAGTAAAAGCAACTGTTAAATTTGTTTCAAACAAAATAGGTCCAGGGAAATTAATTACAATTGGACTACCTGCAGATGCAGTTCCGCTTGTTTTATATTTAAATTTTACTGTCCCTGCAGCTCCACCATCTTTTAAGTGAAAATCCCCTGAGGCAGCAGTTGTGTTAAGAACAACTCCTAAAGCTCTTGTTCTTCCAGTTTTTACAATTTTGTTTTCAGTAGTAACATTGGCGTTAGAAATGTCACCCGTGCTTCCAAATGTTTGCATATTCTTCTCCTTAATCTTTAGGGGACTCTTCTAAACAAGTCGAGTCCCCGTTAATTATTTATTAGATATTACCAATAAGTTCAGAAGCATTTCTGTTCTGAGTTGCACTAATGTAATCTAATTTTGTTACTCTCTGTCCAGAAGCAGAAGCTGATACTGAAGCTGCAAACATTTGCATATCATCAGTATTAATATTTGATGTAACAGTCGCTGCTAAAGCTCTGTTAACAAAAAATTCAACTTTTCCAGCTTTGTCTACTCTAAACCCTACAGTGTCATAAGCACTATCAGTAATAGTGTATGCAGTGTATTGAACTTGATTTGTCCCAGAAGCATTTTTTGTTACAAATCTGTAAAACTGCTCACCGTTGTTAGACTCAATAGAGATTCTGTTTGCAGATCTCCATCCAGAACTTCCAGTAAAAGTTTCAACTAATCCAGTGCCATAGTCAGTAGCGTTAGCGTCATTGTTTTGAATTCTCGCTTCGTACCAAATAATTGTACCTGGGTTAGTGACTGCTCCAGAGCTATCTCTAGTTTCTGCAACAGCTTGAAAAGTGTTAGCAGTTTTTACTAAAGCCAGACCGTTGTTATCTGTAGTGTTAGCAGATGTTAAAGTTACTGCTCCACCTACTTCATTAGATATACCAGCTGATGCACCAGCATCTGCAATAGATGTTGACCATTCTGCTGAAGGTAAAGTGTTATAAATAAAATCGTCTTTATAACATATGTAGTTAGGATTATTATCTACTGGTAAATCCTTAAACCATTTAGTGTTATTAGCTAATCCAGCAAACATTATTGGATTTCTAAAGTGTGTTCCTGCCATGATTGTATCCTCCTAGTTAAGATATATAGTCTCTAGGCCGTCGACTATACTCGTCTATATATCATTATTAATTGTATAGTAATTAATTTATATACTAGTTTTAGATAGAGTGCAAGAGAGCCTGTAGTGCGGATAAGAATTTTCCAACGATGTAGCTTTTTGTTTAAGTTGCTACGGAAACTTGTGGAGCCACTTCCTCAATTTTATTTTGCAGATGCTCTTTTTTAGCTTCTGCCATTTTAATATCGGTAAGAACGTTCTTAACTTCTCTATCGATCTTTACCATATTAAGGGTATATCTACCCTCTTTGAGATGTTCCTGCTCCCATTGAAGATCCAGACCTCTTTTCTTCTTGTAAAGGTCCTGTAGATGTTGCATCATCTCCTCCATTTATAACCTCCTCATAGGTTATTCTATTTACCTTGGGATTCATCATTTCTCCAAGATATTCCCATTTTATATCTTTTTTTCCTAGTTTGTCAACTATGGCATTTTCGATATCCAAGGGGCCGTCTAAAGAAGTTATAACAAAATCAGCATAATATTTATATGCACAAATTTGTACTCTGAATTGTTTAGGGTGCATTTTTTCTTTCTATTCTTAAAATAAGGCGGGATTGTGTCCCGCCTTAAATTTTTAAGTATTACGCACCTTCAACGCCAAAGATACCTCTGTAGTCAGAGACACCAAATCTGTATCTCTCTCTAGCTTTGTATCTTACGTTTCCAGTATCGAAGTCACCTTCCATCGCTGTTCTGATAGGTGTTCTCTCGAAATACTTCATACCGTTTGGTACATCAGTGATTATATAGAACGCATCTGGATCAGTTAAGAAATTGTTCACTCTGTATCCTTGAGGAACCATTCCCATAGAAACGATCGCGTTGATATCATTGTCAGCTGTTGAAGTTCTACCTTGAGATTTCATTAATCTCTCAGCGTTAAACTGATTTTCCGAAGGAACAATCATTTTAACTCCTCTTGCTGCAATTTTCAAACCTCTTTCATCTGTCAATTTAGCAATGTCAATAAGAGATTGCTCTAATGAAGTTTCATTAAGGTCCGCCTGTGTAGTCAACGTATTTGAAACAGTTCCCGCTATTGTTGGGTGGTTTGTTGCAAACAATGAAGAACCATCACCAGATGTGAAAGTTCCCACTGAAGGTAAACCATTTAATAATGGGTCAACTGCTTTTATTTGTTTAGTATTTGCCATGGATCTAGCTAATGCTTTTGTATATCTAGACGCAAGTCTGTCATACAAGTTATCCTCGATCGCTTCTTCAGTGATCGCGAATGCTAGCGCAACAGTTTCCATAGTGTATCTAGCTGTGTAAGTTTCTTGAGCATTGTCAAAAACTACGCCAGAACCTTCTGGTTTAACTGATGCATTTGCAAAACCAGATAACATAACTTCTTCTTCGAACGCTCTGTCTGAAGTTTCTGTTACGTATATCTCAGCATGCTGATTCTCATAACGTTTATATTCCAAGCCGAACAGTGCGTTCAAACCTGGCTCTAGTTCTTTAACTAGTTGTCCTCTTGATATAGCCATAATTTAATCTCCTATTCTGCTATTATATGCCGTTATTTTTAGCATTGTATAAGTGCTCGTTGATCATAACAACAAAGTTAACGTGACCACTTGCGTGAGTCAGGTTGTTGTTGTCAACATCATTCGATACACCGGTTACTTTTATTTGAGCCGTACCAGTAGTAGCTGTGCTATGTTTTAGTTCCGATTTTGAAACAAAATTAGCAGAGTCTCCTGCCGTTACTTCGATGTCAAAATTCATGAACACATCTGTCTGCCCGTGAGCAGTAGTTTTGTTCGATTGAATCTCGAATCTTTCGTACGGATCATCCGCTACGAATGCAGAAATATCACTTGCATTTACTTGCGAGTAATGGTTTGCAAACGTAGGCTTGCTTGTTGTTGGGTCAGTATAAAAGACACCATTGAGTGAACCTACAAGAAAAGCCTCAGATTCTGCAGCTTGGTGAATTGTACCTGCTGCTGTCGCTGAAACCGCGTCTTGAAAGAAGATCGTAGTAGTATCATTTGCTGAGATACTATACTCACTTAAACCCTGGTTGTCTCTATTCTGTCCGACTTTACCAATTGGTCTTAGACCAAAGGCACTATCTTTATTTGCTCTAGCCATAGAGTCCTCCTATTATGAACCTGCCCTTGCGGGCCTCCAGTTCGGGTTAATTGTTCTTCGATGGTTTGTGAATTCCTAATTAGGATTTCTTTGAGCCACCAAAAGTAACACGCGATTGCCTGTCGATATCGATAGGCATGCTTGGGTGCTCTTCCTTCATAAGATCGTTATCTGCTGCCTCTATTTTCTCTTTATGCTGTGAAGCATAATAGTCTTGTCTAGATTGCGCGATCTCTTCTGGTACCCTAGCGAGCACTAGGCCGCCAACACCGATTACTCCCTTGTATTTGCCGTCTTCCACAACTGGGTAATCACTTTCAGGATATTCATCAGATCTAACTAATTCATATCCTGATCTCACTCTTCCAGCGATATTTTTTGTATCCTGAAAACCGAGAGACTCAGCTCTTAACCACCTATGTCTATAACCTGTAGGCGCAGGGGGTGCATCTAATGCTGATGGTGGAGTCCAAACTTTTTTTCGAGTTGTTTTTTCTCTAGTTTGACTCGCACGGGAAGTTTTTTTATCTGTACTCATATGCTTATACCTCCTTCGTGATATTTAATTGTTTCGCATATTCTTCAAGTGGCACACCTAATTTTTTAGCGATAGCTACCTGTGATGATGTGAGTCTCACAGTTTTGCGACCAGTCTTGGTACTTCGCTTCGCTGAAGCTACTGTCTGCACCGGAGCAGGTCGTTCTTTTTCTCCTGTATCGTTATTATTAGCAAACTTATGCGGAAATTCAAGTCTTATTCTTTTATCAACTTCAGCATAATATTCGTCACTTGCGGGGTCAAAGCCCTCTTTTTCAGTTAAATCCTTATGGATATCAAACGCTGTATAAGTCATCGCAGTGTCTTGACCAAACCATGTATTTTTGTCTGCCCATGCTTCAGCCCTAGGATCTGGACTACCTTTTAAAGACGCTTGTCTTTCTAGATTTACCTGAGGTTGTTTAGCTGCTTGTTCTTTCTTGGCTAAATTTGCTTCATGAGCTGCTTTTGTTTCAGCTAATTTTGCTTTTTTGTAACCAAGTTCAGATATTTGAGCTAAAGCTTCTGACTCAGCTTTTAAGTCATTCGCTTCTCTTGCCGAAGCTAATTTAGCTTGGGCAGCTGTCATACCTGCTTCAATACTATCTCCTGTTGCAGACAAATAACCTGGTTCAAGTTTTGCGACTTTAGCATCTAATTTTTTCTTATCTGCTTGAATAGACTCAGCATATTTAATTGCTTCATCTTTTTGTCTCTCCGCTTCTCTCCATTTTTTTGTTAGCTTAGCTATTCTTTTCTGAACTGAATCTGAGTATTGCTCTAATTCTTTATCTTCTTTCTTAGTCTCACTTTTTTCATTTTCATAAGACATGTCTGTCCCATGATCTTTTTCTTTCTCATAAGTCCTCTTGTCATCTTCAACAACAGGTCTGACAGTTGGATCCTCTTTTACTTCTGGCTCTTCAATTTCTGCTGGATCTTTTGTTTCTTCAAGATCAACATCCATTGCAGGGCCTGAGGTATCAATATCAACTGTTTTTTTCTCTTCGTCTGGCATAGTTTTCTCCTATCTATGATTAGTATTGATGAAGTATATCTTCGGGGTTATCTATAGTAGCTAACACTTCATCGTCATTCAGCAAACGTACTTCACCCCCGTCAATTTGAATTCTTGATCCTGCATAACGTGCAAAGATTACCCAATCGCCTTTTTTGCACCAAGGACCTTCTGGAAATTTTTCTTTATCACCATAACAATCTGGACCCATTGCTAAAACAAGACCACATGTTGAACCAACTTGTTGTCTTTCTAAAGTATCTTGTCCAAGATATAAACCACCTTTGGTTTTTTCATTCATCTTAAATGGGAGAATTAACATTCTCCAACCGGTAGGTGCAGGTAATTTTGAAGCCTCTTTAGTTTTTAAACGTTCATAACCGTCAACTTCCTCTTGACGTTTTTTTTCAGATTCTTCTTTGTATTTTTCTGCTAATGCGTATTTAATTTTTGGTGTCGAGTTTGATGACTGTGCCTTTTTCATTTTTTTGCTCCTTTTCATTTAGCAGGTTAGAGATATCCTGAGATATTTTTAAGTAAGCATGTGCTTGTCCTATCATATACTTATATTTCTCCATGTTGTCAATAGTTCCAGAAATCATGGCGTCTGCGATCTGTTGGTACTGTTCTTTAAGTTCTTTTTGTATTTTATATACTATGGTTAGTTCATCCACTAAAGCCTCCTTTGGGTTGTGTATTAAATGATATTACGATTCTATTAGTGTTGTCTTTTTGAACATCTACAAAATGTAAAATATGTGAAGGGAATAATATTAAATCGTTTTTGTTAAATTTAGTTGAATAACAACCAGCTCCCACAGGACTAATAAAATTAGTTCCCTCTTGTGTATCTCCATCAATATAAATAATACCACTGTACTCGGAAAGATAGTGAGCATGAGGAGCATGACGATCTCCTTTTCTATATAGTTGAGCCCAATTATTGTCTAAAACTAAATTTAAAGACTCAATAACTTTAATCACTTTATTTCTTAAATTCTTTAATAGTGGTAAATTTAAAACGTTTACTTTTTTATAAGTAGTGGTTTGATCAGCATCAACAGAATTTTTAAAATTATTTACAAACAATTTAATTTGTTCAGTTTCTTTTTCTGAAATATTTAAATTAATTTTATAAAAAGATTTAAAAGGCCAGTATTTATGTTTTTCTAGCTCTCCTAATTGCATCTTTGCCTTTTCTAAATATAGCAGCGACTTTTGATTTACCCATTACTTTGGCACGCTGTTCTCCAACCGTAAGGATTTGTATTTTTCTAGCAAAAGGTTTAGATACTTTTTTAACTTTTGCAACAGTTTTTCTTGCATCTGTTGGTGTGGCAAACTTTATACCAACTGTATCTCTAGGATTTTCATCAGTATATAATCTTCTTCCAGAACCTTTTGGTTTTTTACCTGTTCCTTTTTTAGGATCTCTTGACATATTTTTCTCTCCAGTATTTAGCTCTTTCTAATCTTCTAATTCTTAAATCTAATTTGTCTATACCAAATATTTTTTTAAAAAAATTTTTTAACATTTCCATCTTCTACGAGCTTGTCTTAATCTTGAATTAGGATCTTTTGCAGCTTTAGGAAACTTCTTCATTTGACCTGCACTTCTCGCACAAAATTTC